CTCAGGTAAATAATCATAATAACCATAAATATAATCTCTTACAAATTGACGAATATTTTCATCAGTAATATATTCATCATTAACATAATAATTATCATTACAATTTAAACTATCATTATGATTAAAATTAGGTATCATATCATTATAATCATCTTCATCATCAAAATCATATCTAGGATAATAAATACTTCTAAGTTGACATTCTACATCTTCTTTAGTTTCACTGCTCATTACATATAAATAAATAATATTATTTTTATAATTTTTTTCTAAATTCATAAACTTGTTCTCTCAAAAATAAATATTTATTATATTCTTCTTCAGGTAATTCAAATGGATGAATTTTAATATTTCCTGTTGATATATTTTCAACTATTTTTTTTGTTAGTTTAGTAGATTTATTATTTTGTATCATGATATTATATATTTTAATTGTTCGCCATCCTTCAAGAACTCGAACAAAAATATATATTATTTCTTCTGGTGTTGCCTTTCTATTTTCTATATATTTATTCTTTTTGTTGGCATTTTGTTGGTTCATTGTTTTTATATAAATTGGTTAAAATACTTTTAAATTTGTTTGTAAAAGTATTTGAATTAATAATATTTAAAAATAAATAAAAAAATTTAACACATACATAATTTTTCACCAAGTTCTTTATAATAATAATCATTGTATAAAATGTTAGTTGTTAATGCTTTTCGTAATGTTTTATCACTCATTATCATTTCTTTTTGACAATCATATTTACACTTGAATTCTTTTATTAAAATATTATTTTCATCATATTGTCCAACTCCATTTTTATATAAAATTGGTTCTCCATATTTTTCTTCAAAATTGGATGTTAATTCTTCATTACATTGTTCGTAAAGAATGTAGTAATGATCATTTGCACTAGTTTGATTTTTTACAGGATTGTCTAATGCTGATGGTGTTTTATATCCATTAGATAAAGCAGCAGTTTTTCTATCCAAATAAACATTTAAAATTTCAGTCTTATCAAAATTTAATTTAGCAACATATCCTAAATTTTGTTGTTGAATTTGTTTTGTTGGTTCAATAGAATATATTATATTCGGGTCTAAATTTCTTTCAACTAATAACCAACGAAAACCACGATAAATTGTATTTTTATTTATTGCTTTTGTAATGCTTGGTCTTTTTATAGTTTTATCTTCATTCATTACTTCTGTAACACACTCATAAACTTTAATTAATTGTAATGTTTCTGGATTAATTTTTTGAAGACGTGGACCCAAATGTGGCATTTGTTGGCCAAATCCAGTAACTAATTTAGTTTCTTTTTTTGTAGAAGAAGATTCAGATTTTTCAATTTCTTTTATTGAATTATTTTCTATAAATTTATTTTCAATTAAAATTTTTACAGTATTTTCCAAAGAAATTACTCTCTCATTTAATTGTTTGTTAGTTTGAATTAATTCTGCCAACAATTCACTATCGATGTTAGCTAATGGATTATCTCTCTTTAATCTCAATATTTCATTTTCTAACAATAATTCTCTAACTATATAATTATAATTATCAATATTATCATCAATAATTTTTAAAACTATTTGATATGTTAAATTTTGACCAATTAAGAATAATTCGTTTTCTCTTTCATGATTTTCTAAATTTTTAACTTTATTTGGACGAATAATATTATTATGATGTAACATATACTCAAAATCTTTAGATTTATTAACTTGAAAACAATCTAATAGCAAGCATTCTTCATAATTTTTCTTATGTTCAGCATATCTTAGTTCTATTCCTCGTCTTGATTCTCCAATTTTAATTATATAGGTTCCATTTTCAAATGTTTTAACTTTAATAATATAAATTATACTTCCAATATTAGCAAATTTATCTAATAAAATTCTTTCGTTTGTAAGTTGATTTTCATTGTGAATTTGTATTTTAGTTTCTTCATCTTTTAATTTAAGTTGTTTTTGTAAATTATAAAAACCGTTCAATCTAATTTCTTTTATAACTTCACATACCCAATTTTGAAATTGTTCAGCAATTGGTTTTCTAGATTTAAATAAAATTTTATATAATCCTTTTTCAGTTAAAAAAGTGACATTTTGTAATCCTCCTCCTGTTTTTATTAGTTGAGTAATTTTTTCTGTATCATCAAAATGTTGAATAGTTGATCTAACATTAGAAATTTCTAATATTTCTCCAATGTCACATGCTCTAAATAATGGATTTTCAATGGTTCCTTTTATAATTATTTCTGTATGCAATTCATTATTATTAAATGCTCGTACTATTTCCATAGGGAATAATACATATATAAACAACCTATCTTTAAGTTATTTTATTAATATAATATAATGAATTTAAAGTAAAAGGGGGTAGATACTATCTACATCCTTCATAAAAAGATATGTATGTAAATAATATTTACACATTCATTTTTAAATAATATAATTTCATAATTAAAATTATATTATTTTTTATAATTTTTGTAAAATAATTGTAACGAGTATAACAACTTAATTTGAATAAGCACTCTAATTCCCAATAGTTTCCCATTGAGGAGGACTGTATCTTAAGCCAGCTCAGATTGATTAGATCTTCAACACTGACCCACATCCGTTCAGTCTCTGACGCCCTACCATTTCCTATCACATCGGATTTAGGTAGTAAGCATGCGGATTGCCCAATCTTTTTCATTATTACCATACCCAAGTTCATTACTCTTGGCCAGATAATTCTTTCGATATTATCCTTGGTAGAAAAAGCTCTAAGGGTTTCCCCGAACAACAAGATATGTCGCAATAATTCAATAAATTTCATCAAATTATCACTAGCAGTTAGCTTTTTTATACGACAGCATAAATGGTTTTCCACAGCAAGAGGTCGTTTTGCTATGGCATACTGCTTTTTGGCCCTGGTTAAACAAATTCGTAAATTTGCTTCGTTAAGGCCGCCCATGCCGCTCATTATGCGCAACACGTTGTAATTGGTGGCATACACCCTTACCTTAGCGGTTTTTGTTCCTTCGACAGTAGCATTTGAGAGCACGAGTTGGAGTGTAGCATTATCGATACGAGAGAAGTTACATGTCCCTGAGGGTTGATGTTCTTCAGGTCTCAATGCGAAGGAATACACGTTAATGCCTTCATCTGGACAACGAGTATGGGCTTGATATGGTTGAACCCAAGAGAAATAAGAACCTTCACGTTCAGAGAAGCGATCTTGTCCGTTTAATTGTAACTTGGCAGTGACAACTGGATTTTGTCCCCAACAATGAAGATCCAAAGAGGTTTCAGTCAAAACAAAAGTACCAGCGTCAGATACAGTTGCATTTTGATTGTGTCCCGCTGCAGACAAATCTTGTAGTTGAGCCAAAATGGAAGCAGAAAGGTCTCCATCAACGGCAGGAACTGTAGGTCCTCCTAAGTTAGCCTCATTGTAAGGACCTGTATCAGAATGCCAGTATCCAGTGAATCCTTCTGGAATGTCATAATCTAAAGCACCAGCATCATTAAATAATCCACGAGCGTCAATGTATGAGCGACTATCTGCTGCAATGGAAGCAGGACCTCCAAAAGCATGAATAGCATTTGGAAGAGCATCAATAGCATCAGTGTAATTAAATGGTTGAGCACCTAAGACCTTAAATAGCAAAGCATCGCAAACAAGAGAAGAACAATAATCAACATTTTGATCTGGTTGGACAACCCAAATTAATTCTTTGACTGGATGATTGAAGTTCAATTTGATTTTGTTGGAAGAAGAACCTACAGATTCATCACCGGTGAATTGAAGTTGAGTAATCAAGTATTCATGAGGATTTTGAGCAAATCTTCGGCGTTCATCAGTATCCAAGAATACGTAATCAACGTACAAAGAAGCGGCAACCAAAGATTGATTGTAAGCAATTGCAGCTGGAACTGGACGACCAGGAGCATATTGATTAGCTTTGTAGGCAGCAGATGCTTGACCTGGAGAACTGTATGGTTGTGCGGATGCTTCACCAGAGTTGCAGCTCAAAGTAGTAACAGCCCACAAGCATTCATCAATTGGTCGAATATCTAAGTTAATTTTAACTTCGTGATACTGCACATCACGATTTACCCCACCTTTCGGTGTATTTATGTTTAGGGAGTAGACTATATCTTAAGCCATCATTAAGAATGATTAGTTCTTTCAGACCCAATTCCGTTTAGTCGTTGAACATTCTCCGTACTCTAATCATAGCGAGGTTAGGAGCTTTGATGCGGATTATCTATTTCATTTGTCATTTTTGACAAAATCATACGTGGCATTATTACCGTACCTGAGTTTTTTTTTCTCAGCCACTGCAAACTTTCATTCACAGCTTGGTAGCCAATAAAATCTTTATATACAGCATTAAATCTGAAAAGTGAAACTAAATTATTAAAATATGTATGTAAATGTATATTATTTGATTTTGAAATATTTTCAAATGTTTCTAATGGTTGTAAATTTGACCAATGATAACAAATTTGTATTTCATTTGGATTTTTTAAATCAAATTTAGATATTGGTAAAATGTGGTCTACGTGCCAGTAAGAACCCATATTATTCCAACTCATATTATTAGTAAATCTATATTCAAGCCATTTTTTTAAAAAAACTTATATCACAACCTAAAAACTTAGAATATTTATTTCTTTTTATTTCTCTATTAAATTTACTTCTTAAAATTTCAGAAATTTTAAAATTTAAATCTGTCTTTCTTTTTTGTTTTATTTTTTCTTTTCTTATTGGTAAATATTCTTTATTTTTATTTTTAATATGTTCAATATTTTCAAGTTTATTTCGATATTCTTTTCTTTGTTCCTTTATTTTTTCTGAATTTAAGTCTCTATAATTTTTGTTTTTTTTAAGCAATTCAGATTTATTAATTTGATAATAGTTTTTATTTCGTTGAGATATTTTATCTCTATTGGCTTTATTATATTCACTTCTACACATTTTATAATCATATTTTAAACCATCTGGAGAATTTGTCAATTTTCCAAATTCAGTTTCACATTTTTCTTGTTGACATTTATAACACTTTTTCATATTATATTTCATAATTAATTTATTTTTAAATATATTTACTGTAATTTCGATTTTATTTTTTACGTCTTTAAGAACTTCCCGCAATTTGAAATTGTTGCAACTTGCCATTCAATAGCAAGAAACTAGCATCTGAGATTCGTTAAAACTCTCAAACAGATTTTCCCTAAAACAGAGGTTTGATGTTTTAGGCTGGATGCTTTTCTGCCCTGCAGTTTTTAAGGCAATCAATGGAAGAGCTAAACCTGGGTTGCAGCAGAACCAAAATTGGAGTGGAATGTAAAGAGTAGTTTCTGGAAGAGCATTACGTGGGGCACAAACTTGACGAGGAGCTTGAGAGTCACAAGGTCCATCAACATCAGAGAAAGATGGATCAGTAATAAAAGTCAATTGAGTAGTATTACCAATCATCTTAAAATAACCACGCTGTTGTTCAGCACTCATGGTAAGTTGGTTCCAAATGTGCATCCAATCACCATATTGTCTATCAATTCTTTGACCACCAATTTCAACTTCAACTTGAGCAACAAGTTGTTCACCAGGGAAATCCAACCAACGAGCATAGACTCCAGATCCACTACCAGTTGAGAAGGAAGCGTTACCCATAAGTTGGTTAATTTCAGGGAGGGTAACTTGTAAATAAGTTCTGTAAGCTAAATCACCATTTCGGCTGATTGTGCATTGAACACGACGACCGAAATCAGCTTGACCATTGAAGGTTTGTTCAATAGATTCAATTGCGAAGTTAGTAGGTCTACGATATGTGACCTTCCAAAAAGTAATTTGAGGATTTCCTGTACATTTCCTCTACCTCATCTTTCAATGAGGAGTAGACTATATCTTAAAGAAAATTAACATTTATTTATAATTTACTTTTAACTAATTCCATATTTAATGTTAATTCTCTCGAAAACCATTTAGTCGTTGAACCTTCTTCTTTAAATGTTTTTATTCTTTCTAAAATATAATTTATTTTATTAATGTCGATTTTTTTTTTAGATGAATTAAATGTTATTGGAACAGGCATCATATTTGTCCAATTCCAACATCTTAATTTTTCATTTTCATCAGTCAAATTAAATTTACATACCGGTATAATGTGGTCTATCGACCAATAAGAACCATAATTATCCCAATTCATTTCTTCAGTAAAATTATATTCAAACCATTCACGTAAATATTGAATATTACATCCAATATAATTCATTGTTGTATCATTTTTTGTAAGAACATTTCTCAATCGTGATGCTAATGATTTCTTAATACGATAATTAATATTTGTGTTACTTTCATTTCTACACAATTCAGTTTTTTGCTCTCTTAAAAAAATTGGATAACAAGTTAAACAAATTTTTTTTTTATAATATTTTTTTAATTTGGCAAAATCTTTTAAAGGTTTTTCTTTATTACATTTTTCGCAGTTAGCTAAAATTGTTTCAGATTTAATTCGCCTATTATTAATTTTACGTATTTCGTCACGTTCATTTAAACATGATTTACATGTGGAAGAATATCTAGTTTCATTATATTTTCTATAAGAATTTAATTGGTTTTTATTATTGAAATTTTTACATATTTTTGTTTGTTCCATCATATCTTATATTTGTATGTAAAATTATATTTGTTTTCTTACTTAAAAACAATTTAAAGAAGCTTGGATGCTCATTGCCCATTTCAAATAAAATAAACAATTTTATTATCATCTCATTCATTGTTACTATACCCAAGTTTTTTGTCTTGGCCACAATTTTCTCACAAAAATTGCTTAGTAGAATAAGCTTTAGGGGTTTCAAGCAGTTTGATTTTCTCACTAGGGGTTTTCAAATTGAAAATAAAAGTATTTCAATTTCCCTAATTAACGTTAGTGGTACATAAAAATATGTGTCCACAAAGGGCTTTATGAATATCTTATTGGTTCGATATTCCCCAACGTTTTTCTACCCTACAGGTTTTTAAGGTATACATCCTGCGATGTGTCCTTACCATTTATGGTAAGGGTAGAATACACCTTAAGAATTCTCCAGTGTGGCTAACACTTTCACAGAATCCCGACTACCGTCTACTCGTTGAACGTTCATCTTATTTCTGCCTTAACAAAATAAGATGCTTCGCTGCGGATTATCCAATCTTCAACATTTTTACTATGCCAACAGTCTTTCTCTGAAGGTATTACACATGTCACCACATGTAAGAAGTAGTTAAAGCTCTAAGGAAGTCCCCGACAATTTGGCAGTCTTGCAAATTTATTCAATTTAAATATTCAAAAATATTAATTATTATAAAAAATTAAATAAATTCACTAGCGAGTTACATTCCATCAAACACTTATTGACGGACATGTATTTACACTGTTAACCTACTATGGAGATACATGACCCATAATAGCAGCTCACTGTTGATGCCCAGGAATATTTAAGCACCATAAGCGACTAATTGCATAAGACCACCACCCATTTTATATACTATTGCTAAAGAAAAAAATTTGAGAAAAAACGAAATAATTAATTTAATTAATTTAATTTAATTTAATTATAAAAAATTTCTATATTTCACAAAAAAATATTATTTATATTTGAGTTATCTTTAATGAATGATGTTAAATAATCTTCGCTAAATATTTCTTTTTTTCCTTCATGATTTTTTGAAAAAATGTATTTTTTATTTTTTTTCTTAATTGTCCAACCATTTTCTAAAGCGTTAAATATAAAAATCATTTTATGTAACTTATTTGAATTTACATTTAAATCTACATTATTTATCTTGAGTTGGACATCCATAATTTTATTAAATTAATTTTTTATTAATTATTTTATCATTTAACGAAAAATAATTTAATTGTTATTTTGTTCTTCTTGTTCTTGAATATAAATTGTATTCCAATCTATTTCGATATTTTCCCCAAATAAATCATCAGAATCATTCATTTCACTAGTATAAAAATCATTGATATCTATTATTTCTAAATCTTCTCCTAAATTTTTTCCTGTTTTTTCTCCTAAATTTTTTCCTGTTTTTTCTCCTAAATTTTTTTCTGAAATATTATCTTCCAACATTTCAAATGACCGAGTCATTTCATAAATATTTAATAATATATCTTCATTTGATGGTGTCACATTAATCCAATCATTATTTTTTATACAATATGCTTCCCATACATTATACCCTTTATATCTTTTCCAAAATTTTTTTACATCATCTATCAATTCAAATTTAGTTGAATAAGAATTATTTATGATATATTCACTAACTTCATCAAGTAAAAATTGTTCTAATAATGATTCATCTATAGTTCCTTTACTATTATAAACACAACTATAACTTATATATGTAATTAAATATGGTATCTTATTAGACATTTAATAACATATGACAAAAATATTTATATTAATGTTGATTGAGGTAAATTTAACCATTTTTTATCAATGTCAGTCATGACATTTTTATAATTTGTAATTTTTTTTTCAATATCACTATAACTTTCTCTTTGTATGACAGTTAAAGGAATAATTAAATACCATTTATCACATTGCTGTAAACAAAACCAATATTTATCTATAGCAAAATAATAATGCATTGAAGGGTTTTTAATTAATTTTTCTAATCCTTCTTTTATATTATCTCTCAATATTCTTAAATAATGTCCATTAACAAAATATCCAGTAGTCGTTTGACACCTTGTTACACGAATACATGTCTCATCAATAGGAATATATGGAGGAACATTATTTCCAGAAAATATAATTACATCCCAATTATTTTCATGTAATTCTAAAAATTTATTAAAATTATTTTTAAATATTTCAGGTTCTAAAAATTGTATATCATCTTCCAAAATAAGTAAATGTGAATAATTTTCTGATATTGCTTTTTCTAATAATTTTAAATGGCTCATTGTACAACCTACAGCACCATTAGTAGTACATATAGCATTAAATCTTTTAGCATTGATTCCCATGATAGACAATTCATTTTCTATTTGTTCTTTTCTATCAGTACGATGTTCCAAATTAATATAAAATGCGTGACGAATATCTGATAAATTAGTCAACATATTATTTGAAAGTATTTAAATTCTTTTTAAATTAATTTAAAAATAAAAAATAATTAATTTAAAAATATTAAAATACAATTACTTTTAATAAACTCCTCCAAGTCGAATGTTAGCAGATATACCAACACGTTTATTAGGTACTATGTATTGAGCATATTCTGACGAATATTTATTTATTCCTGGAGGAATAATTCTTGTATTAGAATTATTGTTACAATATTGTTCATTTATTTTTTTTATTTGTAGTAAATTATATTTATTTTTAAAAGATTGAATAGCAATATCAAAATTGTTTTTTTTCTCATTTTTATTTATTTTATTATATTCAATATTATCATGAATATTTGATAATTGAATTTCTGAAGATTGATTAGATGAATTTAAATTATTTTGTATAATTTCTTCTGTTTTTTCGTGACCATATTTTTGTAACATTTTTTTTTTATCATTTGCTGTTGGATAATAAGGTATGTTAGACCAATCATCAGTTATATGATTTACAACCTTTGTTTTGATTCGACTAGGATGTAAAATTTGTCTTGGAGGTTCTCTTAGATCATAACTATGATAATTATCATGTTCAAATCTAACCCCAGTTAAAAAATTTTTAATATTTATGAAAAATATATTTTCTTTATTAGGATGAAAATTTGAATGTAAGTTATCTATTAAATTGTTAGACTCAAAATCAATTGTATATTTTAATCCGTGAATTGTAGAAATTCCATCAATTCCGTTATCATGTGTTGCTCTATAAGGATCTTTTTGATTTATAATTCGTGAAACACCATCAAATAAATGAATTATATTTTGATTTCCAATTTTATAAAAATTACTTCTGTCAATTGAAATATTAAATTTTTCACATCTTTTTTGTAAAACATTATCTTCCATTCCCCATCCCCAAAAATTAGGATATCCATTTATTTTTTCTAAATCTTCTCCTGTTATAGAAACAATTCCACCTAATGCGTAAGTAAATCCATAAAAATGTTTTACGATTCCTGTAGTAGTTTGATAATCAAATAAATAAGTAAATGGTATGGTATCAATATCATTGAATACAAATGTAATATTTTTATAATGTTCAGGATATTTATTTTTAATTGCTATAAATCCAATATTTTTCGTAGCTCCACGATTAAAAGAACGAATGTCGCATTGATGTGAAAAATATATTTCATATTTTAAACTTTCTGGTAAAATAGAAGTTAAGTAAGTTAAAAAAAACATTTTATGTTGATGTCGATTACGATAAGGAACAATAAAAATTACTGATGGTATTAATTCATTTACATCCATATTTATTATAACATAAAAAGTATTTTAATTTTATATTATAAACTAATATCGCATTTATTATTTAAAAAATTTATACAATTTTCATGTGAGTTCATTTTTCCTAATTCTAATGCCAATGGAAAAGAATTATACAACAATTGTAAATCAATGTAATCATATACTTTATGAATTCCAAAATATATTTCTGATAATATTGTTTCACAACTAAATCTTTTTGCCGTTTCAAAATCAGGTTTATTTAATTCAACGTCATGATAAATAATAAAATTACCTTTTATATTTTCAATATTTGTTTTTAAAAATATTTGATTCAATGAAAAATAAATATCTTCATTTAAATTAATATTTGGCTCATATGTATCTCTATTCAATTCAAATGTTCTTCCATTTATTTCTAAATAATATTTTTTTTTTTTTATAATTTCAATCATTTTACTTTTTTTTCTTAAAGACAAACCACCATTACCAACATTACCATTCGATATCCATGGTGCTCCTACATAATCATAATCAATAAATTCATATATCAAATCTTTATATTTTGGATTTATTAAAGTGTCTGTTTGAAAAATTAAAAAAGTTTCAGTTGGAATATTTTCATATAAATTAATATTTTTCAATAAATTGTTGTACATTTCAATTGTTAAATTATCAACATTCAAATTAATTAATTTTATTCTAATATTATAATTTGGAATTTTAGTTATTATATTAATGATATAGTTATAATTTAAATTTCCATGAAATATAAT